GACCCCCCACCGCCCGGCAGTCCGTCCGGTGGGGGGCGTTAGAATGGCGTCAGCCCACTGCCAGCCACCACGACACGGATCGTGCGAGGCGAGGCGAGCCGGAAGTTTCGAGCGGCACGCGCAATCTCCGCGTGCCCGCTTCCGGTGATCGGGCCTCCTCTTCATATGGACACGACGCCCCAGCAGCGCCCGGCGCTGCACGTCATCCCTCAGCCGACCACCGAGCCCGCCCAGCACGACTGCGCGGGCTACACGTGTCCTCACCCCCGGTGCGTTGCCGAGCGCGCCCGGCTCGCCGCCCGTGGCACCAGGCCCCGCACCGTCCAGCCCTGGGATGCAAGGCGGGCAGCCTGATGGCCCGCGCACCCAAGCCCGAGGTGTGGAAGCCCAAGTTCATCCAGGCACTGACCGACGGCACACAGGTCAACGAGGCCGCGACCGTCGCCGGTATCAGCGTCCGCACCGCCTACAACCACCGCCAGTCCGACGAGGACTTCGCGCTCGACTGGGCCGACGCCATCGAGGCCGGCACCCAGGAGCTGGAGCGCGTGGCGATCCAGCGCGCCAAGGACAAGTCGGACGTCCTGCTCATCTTTCTGCTCAAGGCGCGACGCCCCGACGTATACCGCGACAACGTCAAGGTCGAGCACAGCGGCAGCGTCAAGCACGACCTGTCGGGGATGAGCGATGCCGAGCTCCTCGAGCTCGACGCGCGTTTCGCGCGCTGACCTGCTGCAGCGCATCGCTGTCCGCCAGGAGCTGGACCGGCGGGCGTGTCGTGCCTCGGCCGCCACGTTCATCGAGCACCACTGCACCATTGAGGAGCCGGACGGAACGGTCCTCCCCTTCAAGCTTTGGCCGTTTCAGCGCACGGTCCTCCGGGACCTGCAGGACGGCAACCCCGTCATCGTGCTCAAGGCACGACGCCTCGGCCTCTCATGGGTTGTGCTGGCGTTCGCCCTGTGGCTCGCCATCCACCAGCAGGGCGTGCGCGTCCTGATCCTCTGCAAGACCGGCGACGACGCCAGCGAGTTGCTGGACCGCATCCGCCGGATGCTCGAGCGCATCCAGGCCGACCCCGGCTCCTCACACATCCTCGAAGGACTGGCACGGCCCAAGAAGGAGCGCGACGCCGTCACGAAGCTCGACGTCGGCGGCTCGACGATCTCGGCCCTCGTCGGTACGCCGGCGGCCGCCCGCTCGGAGACCGCGGGCTTTGTGATCCTCGACGAGTTCGCCTTCCAGCGCGGCGCCCCGGAGATCTGGCGCTCAATCCTGCCGACCATCGAGGGCGGCGGCAGGCTGGCGTGCGTGTCGACCGGCAACGGACCCGCGGAGTCCAGCGGCCTGGGCGCTGAGTTCGCCCGCCAGTGGGCCAACGCCATCGCCGGCACGTCCGGGCTGCGGTCCTTCTTCTTCCCATGGATGGCGCGGCCTGACCGCGACGAAGCCTGGAAGGCGCGGACCATCGCCACCCTGGGCGACGAGGAGCGCTTCCGCGTCGAGTACCCGGAGGAGCCGGGCGACGCCTTCCTGTCGCCGGACGCCGACCTGATCTACGACGCCACACACCTGGCGGCGTGCAAGAAGCTCGGCGCCGAGCTCGACGCGCTCCCGCCGGCGCAGCGCGTGGGCGGCCCGCTGTACCTCGGCATCGACTGGGGGGTCCACACCCACATGCTCCTGGCTCGCCGGATGGCGGGCGGCGGCCTGTACGTGTTCGCCGAGGTCGTCGACGACACCGGCGACCTTGACGCAAGCCTCGAGGGTCTGCTGTCGGCGATCCCCGCCGGCGAGCGCATCGAGCTGGAGTCCTTCGACGCCGCCGAGCCGATCGTCCACACCCAGTTTCGCAAGGCGTTCCATGAGCGCACCGGCTACAACCCGCGCTGGCAGAAGATCGCCTTCTCCAAGTTCAAGCGCGCGGCCATCAAGTACGCCCGCCACATCACCAAGCGCACCTACGACGGTGAGGCGATGCGGCGCTGCGCGATCTCGCCGGACTGCCCGGTGCTGCTGTCGCAGATGGTCGCGCAGGAGTGGAAGGACGCCGACCGTGGCGTCACCGAGAAGGGCAACGACCACGGCGGCGACGCGCTGCTGACGCTGACCGCCGAGCTGGGCCTCGCCATGTACGGGGCCACGCCGAACACCGACGAGACAACACCGCCGAGGGGGTGAGCATCATCGACTACGCCGACCAGCTCATCTCCGAGCTTGACGCCGCCGCATCGTGGCCGCTGCCCCGCGAGCACGAGGCCCTCGAGGCGTGTGCCTACGGCCGCGCCGTGCGCAAGGGCGACACCGAGTACCTGGCCAGGGCCGCCGGATGGGACCGCAGCCGCCCCTATGTCCACGACCCGCTGGGCCGGCGCATCGCCACCGGGTTCGCCGACTTCCTGTTCTCCGAGGACGCCGAGTTCAAGGCACCGAGCAACGGCGAGGGGGAGCAGGACCGCGTCGACCACCTCGTGGAGGTCAACAACCTGCAGGCGCGCTGCCACCGCGCTGAGCGCATCAACGTCTCCGAGGGCTAGGTGTGGTGGAAGCTGCACTACGACCCCGCGGTCGCCGACGTGCCGCTGCTGACGTTTGCCTCCCGCCGCCAGGTCGTGCCGCTGTTCTACGGTGACCGTGTCCTGGCCGCCGCGTTTTGGTCTGAGCGCGGCCGGGAGATGGGCCGCAACGGCGACGGCGAGCTTGACCCTGACGCCCCCGCCGTGGTGTTCCGCCACGTCGAGGTCCACTGCGACGGGCGCATCGTCAACGTGCTCTACCGTGGCACCGAGGACATCCTGGGATCCCGCGTCGACCTGACCGCCTCGCCCGCCACCGCCGCCTTTCCCGATGAGGTGCGCCTCGAGGGCCTGGCGATGCTCGCTGGCCGCGTGGTCAACGACCTCGACGACGACGACACTCTCGGCGTCAGCGAGTACAAGGCCATCGACGGCCTGCTCAAGGCGCTCGACGAGGCCGTCACGATCAGCGTGGAGAACACCCGCCTGACCGGGCAGGACCGCATCGTCGCGCAGGGCAAGCTGCGCCAGGCACCGGACGGCGCGTTCGACGCCTCCATGCAGGTGTTCTACCTCGACGAGGAGGGCGGCACCCTCGGCGACGCCGGCGGCACCCCGCCCGTGTTCGCCATCGAGAAGCGCTTCGACGCCGAAGCGATCTGGACCCAGATTCAGCAGCTCGTCAAGACGATCGTGTCCCGCGTCGGCCTCGTCGCGGAGTTCGTGGGCGACGGCGGTGAGGGCAAGGCCGAGTCCGGCACCGCGATCCGGCTGCGCTTCCTGCCGACGTCCAATGCCTCCAAGGGCAAGCAGCGCGAATGGGACCGGGCCCTGCCACACATCCTGGGCCTCATGCTGCAGCTGGAGGCGGCGGTGTTCGACGCGCCGGCGCCCGGCGAAGGAGTGGCCACGGTCACCCTGTCGGACCCCATTCCGCGCGACGAGTCGGAGACCAACAGCGACGTCGCCGCCGCGGTCGCCGCCGAGGTGATGAGTCGCGAGACGGCCATCAAGACGCTGCACCCCGAGTGGGACAGCGGCCAGGTAGAGGACGAGCTGGCCCGCATCGCAGCGGACATGGACGCCATGCCGCCGACCGACTCACCGCCCCCGCCCGCCGGCCCGCAGATCGTGCCGGATCCGGTCACCGCCTGACACATCTTCGCCCCACCACGGGGCAAGCCGTACCCGGCCGGACGCCGGGCGCCGAGCCCGCATCGGTCCCAGGTCGCACCTGGGCAACAGCACAGCGCGGGAGAAAGGGCACACCATGCCCCGCTGGATCATGTCGACGTTTCGCGCCTACAGCGTGGACGACCCGGGCGCCTCGACACCGCCCGAAGCGCCGCCGGCCGAGACGCCGCCGGCCACGCCTCCCGCCGACCCCGGCAACAACGCCGCGTTCGCCGAGATGCGCCGCAAGGCCGACGAGGCCGAGCGCCGCGCCAAGGCCGCGGAGACCGCGCTCGCCGAGCAGGAGCGCAAGAAGGCCGAGGAGGAGGGGCGCTGGAAGGAGCTGGCCGAGCAGGAGAAGGCCAGGGCCGACCAGCTTGAGGCGGCGCAGGCCGCCGCAGAGCAGAAGCGTCACGCCGAGCGCACCGCCCAGGACCTGAAGTTCAAGGACACCGGATACGCGCTGTACCTGCTCGCGCAGGACCGCGTCGACCTGGCCGACGCCGCCGCAGTCAAGGCGGCGCTGGAGCAGATCGCCAAGAACCGCGCCGACCTCGTCGGCACGTCACCGCCGCCGCCCTCGGGCGCCCCGGCGGGTGGGGCACAGGACCCGCCGGCCAAGCTCACCATCGAGCAGCTCCGGGCGATGACCCCCAAGCAGGTGGCCGCACTCGACCCCAAGGTCGTAAACGAGGCGCTGGCTTCATAGCCAGGGGTTCGTGGCCAACCCTCACCAACCCACCGAAGAGAAAGGAGGCGGTCCATGTCGATCGCCAACTTCGTCCCGAGTGTGATGGCCACGGACATCCTCCGAGCCCTCGACACGCTGCTGGTCTACGCCAGCCCCAGCATCATCAACACCGACTACGAGGGCGACATCTCGAACGTCGGCGACAGCGTCCGCATCAACATGCTGGGCGACGTCACGGTCAAGGACTACACCAAGGGCAACGCCATCGACGCGCCCGAGGACCTGACCGACGCGCAGCTCACGCTGTACATCGACCAGGCAAAGTACTTCAACTTCGCCGTCAACGACATCGACAAGTGGCAGGCCCAGCCGGGCCTGCGCGAGGAGGCCGCGCGCCGCGCTGCCTACGGCCTGCGCAAGGCCCTCGACTCGTTCGTGGCCGCGCAGTACACCGACATCGCCACGGCCAACTTCGTCGGCTCGGCGGGCTCGGCCATCACCGGCTTCAGCTCCGACAGCAAGCTGGCGTACAAGCAGCTGACGCTGCTCAAGCAGAAGCTGGACGACACCGACACGCCCG